TCGGAACAATTGAGTTTGACTCTCTCTACATTGGGTATGAAAACAATCCGGATATTCAAAAGAAAACTGTTAAAGCACAAGAACTCTTTTTGGATCTTCTAAAGGAACGTGCAGAAACTGGTCGTATTTACATTATGAATATTGATCATTGTAATTCTCACTCATCTTTCATCGATAAGATTGAGATGAGCAATCTGTGTCAGGAGATCACACTTCCAACTAAACCACTTCAGCATATTGATGATCTTAATGGTGAGATTGCTCTTTGTATTCTTAGTGCCATTAATATTGGAAAAATTAAGACTAATGAGGATCTTGAAGTTCTTTGTGATCTCGCTGTTCGTAGTTTGGATGAACTGATTGATTTTCAAGGATATCCTGTCAAATCGGCAGAAATCGCCACTAAGGCGCGTCGTTCACTTGGAATAGGTTATATTGGATTGGCACATTATCTTGCCAAGAATGGTGTGAAATATGATGATCCTGAGGCATGGAAATTAGTACATGACCTAACCGAAGCATTCCAGTATTACTTAATCAAAGCAACAACTCTTCTTGCTAGAGAAAAGGGTGCCTGCGAATATTCTCATCGCACTAAGTATTCTGAAGGAATTTTGCCAATTGATACTTATAAGAAGGATGTTGACGAATTGATTCCAAATGTGCTAAAGTATGATTGGGAAAGACTTAGATCAATGGTTAAGAAGTACGGTGTACGAAACTCCACTCTTTCAGCACAAATGCCTTCAGAGAGCAGTTCTGTAGTCTCCAATGCCACAAATGGTATTGAGCCACCTCGTGGATATCTTTCAATTAAGAAGTCTAAGAAAGGTCCTCTTAAGCAAATTGTTCCACAGTTTCATACACTAAAGAACAATTATACGCTTCTTTGGGATATGTCTAGCAATCGTGGTTATATTAACATTGTTGCAGTTATGCAAAAATTCTTTGATCAAGCTATTTCTGGAAACTGGTCATATAATCCAGAAAATTATCCCAATAATGAAGTTCCTACTAGTATAATGGCACAGGATCTTTTGACTACATATAAGTACGGTTGGAAAACGAGTTATTATCAAAATACTTATGATATTAAGACTGATGAAGTGGAAGAACCAAAACCATCTGTTGATGAATTAATTAATGATATTCTCAACTCTGAAGATGATGATTGTGAATCTTGTAAGATTTAAAACAAATAGTGTGGAAAAAATATGATTAACAATATGACAGTTTTTAATTCTCAGGAAGTGGATACCAAAAAGCAATCTATGTTTTTTGGGCAACCGCTAGGAATTCAAAGATATGATACCTACAAGTATCCAATCTTTGAAAAACTTACAACACAGCAACTAGGATATTTTTGGAGACCTGAAGAGGTCTCCTTGCAGAAAGATCGTGGAGATTATCAATCTCTTCGTCCCGAACAAAAGCATATTTTTACTTCCAATCTAAAATATCAAGTTATGCTTGATAGTGTTCAAGGTCGTGGACCTGGAATGGCATTTGCTCCTTATTGCTCACTTCCAGAATTGGAAGCGTGTATGAAGGTTTGGGAATTTATGGAGATGATTCATTCGCGCTCTTATACATATATTATTAAAAATGTATATTCGGATCCTTCGGATGTGTTTGATACAATTCTCAGAGATGAAAAAATTCTTGAACGTGCCTATAGTGTAACCGAAGCCTATAACGATTTCATCAACAGTGCTCAACATTATGGAACTTCTGAACTTTGGAAATATGCCCAAGAACAAGTTCCCTCCGCACAGGCAGAAAGATATGAACTCAAAAGAAAATTGTTTAGAGCAGTTGCAAACGTTAATATTCTTGAAGGTATTCGCTTTTATGTCAGTTTCGCTTGTAGTTTTGCTTTTGGCGAACTCAAACTTATGGAAGGAAGCGCAAAAATCATCAGTCTAATTGCAAGAGATGAGAATCAGCATTTAGTTATCACTCAGAACATCCTGAACAAGTGGAAAGAAGGTGATGATCCCGATATGCAAAAAATCTCTCAAGAAGAGGAGCAGTGGGTTAATAAAACTTTTGAGAAGGCAGTAAATCAAGAAAAACTTTGGGCAGAGTATCTGTTCAAGGACGGTTCAATGATTGGTTTGAATGATAAACTTCTTCAGCAGTACGTTGAGTGGATTGCTAATCGTCGTATGAGAGCGATTGGTCTCAAACCACTTTATGATGTTCCGGCAAAGAATAATCCCCTTCCTTGGACTGAGCATTGGATTTCTTCCAAAGGTCTTCAAGTAGCGCCACAGGAAACGGAGCAGGAAACTTATATTGTTGGGGGATTGAAGCAGGATATGAAATCTAATCATTTTTCAGATTTTAAACTGTAAATTATAGTATAAATTTTCGGAGGACCTTAAGGTCCTCTTTTTTTATAAATATCAGTATACAAAAAAGAAATAGTTAAAAATGGAAAGAATTACATCTCATCAGGTAGTCGGTTTGATGGAGGCATATGGCGCAGTTCATGCCCCACAAATTACCGAAGAACAGATCTGGGAAGAAGTTGAAATCTGGACAAATTCTCTTCTAGAAGAAGGTTATGATCTGAGTGAGTATACTTGGGATGAATTGTATGAGCATTATATTACAGAAGTTGTAATGACTGGTCAAAATCGTCCAACTAAACCACTCAGCAATCCAATTGATTCTATAGGTGCAGGTCTTAAGACTGGTATTGGTAATCTTCAAAAAGCATCTACGCCATATGTTCAAGCGGCACGAGGAGCAGCACGTAGAGCAAATACTGCCGCTACTGGTGCTGTTACGGGAGCAGTAACTAGTGCAGGTGCAGGTCTTAAGACTGGTATTGGTAATGTTCAAAAAGCATCTACTCCATATGTTCAAGCGGCACGAGGAGCATTGAATAGGGCAAATACTGCAGCTACTGGTGCTGTTACGGGAGCAGGATCTGCCGTTGCTGGTGCTGCCAATGCTGCTGGACGTAAAATTGGACAAGAAGTTGAAATTTCTAGAAGAGTTGGTGCTGGACAACCGGCAAATGCTCCCACAGTTGCCAAATCTCCAGTAGGTCCCGCATCACCATCTTCACAATATACTAAGCAAAATCTTGGTGGAGCACAGTACGCTGCCTTTAAAGGTGGTGGTGGTGACGCAGCCATCCGTCAAGGTCGTTCCGCTGGAGAAGTAGTTGCTCAAGGAAGAAAAAATATTTCCAAAGTGGTATCTGGTAGAGAAATGAATGTTACTGCTCCCGGAGTTGTAAAATCTAGTTTCGATATATTTGATGTAATCAAAGGACACCTGATTGATGAAGGTTATGCTGATACTGAAGATGCGGCACTTCAAATCATGGCAAACATGAGTGAAGAGTGGAGAGAGAATATTATTGGTGAGGCAAATAAACATGAAAGGCATCTACTTAAAGATTTGCCAAAAAATTTGCATAGAACTGTAAAAAGTGCGATGCGTTCCAATTCGAACCAAAAAGAACCCCTAACCGGTAGGCAAAAACGTATTGCAACTAAATCCGGCAATATTAAATCCGCAAATTATGATCCCGACAAAGGAATTTCCCCAAGTGGATCAAGAAGAGGGTCAGAATCTTCTACCGAATATTGATACTACTTCCCAAACTAATAGTAGGAGAGGGAAACCTCTCCTTTTTTTATAAATAACTTCATACAGAAAAGAAGTTTTATTAAAATGTCTAATCTATCGACAGAAGTTTTCGGAGATATGAATTATCTCTATGAGCACATTGCAAATAGAGATGTACAACAACTTAATGAAAACTCAGATTATTATGATGAAGAATTTACGGAACTTGTAGAAAATATTTTCTATAATATTTCATATTCAATGGCATCGGAAGGTTATTCTGCCAATGGAATTCTAGATTTCTTATCAAAATCTCCAGAAGAAGAAATTATAGAAAAGTATTTTGATTGCACTATTTCTGAAGGATTAGTTTCTGAAGAGTATATTCTTGAGCAGTTAGAAATTATTGATGAAGGTATTGGATCTGCTCTTAAAATTTTAGGAAAGGGAATTGGAATGGGTGCTAAGGCACTTGCAAGAAATACTGGAACTGCTCTTAAGGGTGCAGGAAGAACTGTTTCAGTTGCAACTCAGAGAGCAATCGGACCTGGCGCAAGAAAAGCAATTAAAGGTGCAGTTGCCAAAGTAAAAGATATTGCTAAGAGTGCTAAGGGAGCATTGACAAGTCCAACCGCTAAAAAAGTTGCTTTAGGTGCCGCAGCATTGGGTGCTGCTACTGGTGCAGGTTATCTTGGTGGTAGAATGTCAGGATCTGGTGGACAAGGACCTTCGCCATCAGATGCAAAACCATCAGAACAAGCACCTACAACGCCTCCTAAAGCACCAGAAGAATCAAAACCACCTTCCAATAATTCTGCTGGTGGATCGCCTTCTGGGGGCAATGGAACACCTTCTAAAGGTACTGGATCTTCCAGCACAACAAAGAAACCAGTATTCACAAAACAAACTGGAAATCCTGAAAAGGATATGAAAACTTGGGCGGCCGCTAATCCAAAATTAGCAGCTGCCCAGGCGGAAAGAGATAGAACTAGAGGAACTCAACAGAGTGATAATCCTCAATTGAAAGACTTAAAATCAAATCTTCCCATGAATTCCCCCTCAGTTCAATCTCCTGAAGTTTCTAAACTTGGTAAAGGAAATCAATCATTGGCAGACAATCCTGATGCATTTAAGGCTGCAACACCTCCAGCACCAAAAGAATCGGATAAAAAGGATGATAAGAAGTCTGAAAAAAATGAATCATATGATGCTTATGATTTAGTTCTTGAGTATTTGTTTGATAATGGACATGCAGATACTCTTGCAGAAGCAGAATATCTCATGACCGAACTCGATGAGAGTTTCATTCAGTCACTTGTTGAGACCTATGAAGCAAATGTTCTTGCAGAAGAAGTTGAAGCATGGGTAAATGAACTTGTTGAAGAAGGTTACGATCTTTCCGAATATACTTGGGATGATATGGTTGATCATTATTTCTCCGATCACAAATAAGAATAAAAATATTCTAACATAACTTCAGGAGGCTTGACAAGTCTCCTTTTTTTGTGTAGACTAGGTTTGTCCCGATTGAAGATAAATAATAGCTCTATAAGATTATTAAATGAGCTATGAGAATCCATGGAGATTCAATGGGGAAATATTTGAAAGTAATCATATAGAAGATTATTTTGGATTTGTTTATCACATTCACTCTAAGATCACCGGTAGAAGTTACATAGGACGCAAATATCTTTGGTCGTTCAGAACTCCAAAAGGAAAAAAAAGAAAGGTTAAATCCGAATCCGATTGGAAGAATTATTATGGATCTTGTCCAGAACTTAAAGAAGATATAATAAAATATGGTAAAGAATGTTTTGAAAGAAAAATAATATCATTGCATATGACTAAGGGTAAATGTAATTTTGAAGAAACTCGGCAACTTTTCCTAAATAATGTGCTAACCGAAGCACTTGACTCTGGGATTCCTGCGTACTATAATAGCAATATCCTAAATCGCTATTTTCGCAAGGATTATTTTTATGATAACTCTAGAGCAGACTCTTCGGACATCACATGATTGGGCAGTTGACCGTATTCATTCTCTCTGTGAGCAAAAGGATTATGGAGATGCTCAGGCAATTCAATCTGAATTTAGTGAATGGTTGAATCCGGATATTGCTGATCATGATATTTTTTCAGTTACTTATGAGGACAATAAATGAAAATTGATTTACACAATTTTTTTCGCAATTATGATGAAAAAAATCCAAAACATGTTGCCGCAGTAGAGCAACTTGAAGTTGACTTGAAGGATTCTCTTCTATTGGATGATTCTTCAAATTGGGTTCGTATTTACCGAACCAAAGTTGAAAAACCAAAGTCATCTATTCGTTTAGATGTTCCTTATTATCCACAGACTGATAATTATACAGATGCATCACGTACTTGTAATAGTTCCAGTTGTGCGATGTGTCTTCAATATTTTAAACCAGGCACACTAAAGGGGGCACAAGGAGATGATGCGTATATTCGCAAAGTCTTTTCAATCGGTGATACAACAGATCACGAAGTGCAAACAAAGGCATTATCTGACTACGGTATCCGTTCTGAGTTTAGTTACAATCTGTCTTTCGCAGATCTTGATCGTGAGTTGTCTGCTGGACGACCTGTGGTTATTGGGATTCTCCATAGAGGTTCTTTGTCTAATCCTACTGGCGGCCACATGGTCGTTGTAGTTGGTAAGACAGATGGTGGTGATTATGTTGTAAATGATCCTTATGGTTCACTTAACGATGGTTATACTGGGGATGTTTATAATGGTAAAGGTTCTATCTATAAAAAGTCTGAATTAGTTGCTCGTTGGTGTCCAAATGGAAATGATGGATGGGGTAGGATTTTCTCATGACTATTAACTTTTTAGATGCGATTAAGTACAATAAGAATACTCCAGAGCAACTGAAAGCATGGGAGTATCTTCAGAAGCATGTAGCACCTGATATTCTGGAAGAGTTTGCAAAACTTTATAGAACAAAACCACCAGTTTATGGTATGCAACTTGTTTCAAAGGAGGAACTTGCATTCATCTGGGGATGTAGTACTACACTTATTCAAGATACAGAGATTGTTGAACTGAATAAGTGCCTGAAGACTTTTGAAATCACTACTCCTTCTCGTATTCGTCACTTCCTCGCACAGATTTCTCATGAGTCTGGTGGTGGAAGATATAACCTGGAATTGGCATCAGGTGATGCTTATGAAGGTCGTGATGATCTTGGAAATACTCAATCTGGTGATGGACCAAGATATAAAGGTGCTGGGTATATTCAATTGACTGGTAGAGCAAACTATCAGGCATTTGCCAACTACATCAAGGATCCAGAAGTGATGAGTGGTGTATCATATGTTGCCATTCGGTATCCATTTACCAGTGCTGGTTTTTGGTGGCACAATAACGATATGAATACTCTATGTGATACAAATCCAACCGTAGATCAGGTTACTCTCAGAGTAAATGGTGGTTATAATGGATTGGATGATCGTAAGATGTATTACAAGAGATGCTGTAATGTGATTTAATTTTCTTGATTGCGTATCCAGTCTTTTAATCTATAAACATATTGACGGAGATATTCGGCTTGTTCTTCATGCCAGGTATCTCCTGTTTTTATGTAAAAATCTGTATGATTATCTATTGCCTTTAAAATTCTATGAATAGGACCATTCCAACACTCTCTATCTGGAGTATTCCATTCCCTTGACATAAGTTGAAATGGTTTGTTGAATTATTTATGAAATTTGTGTTATAATATCAATGGCAAACATTTATTCCAAATTAAAATGACTGAACAACAAGAACATCTTGCAAATCTTCTTCAACAACGTCAATCTCTTGTACAAGAGATTGATGGACTGAATGGTGAAATATCAAACAAAAGAGAAATTTTTCTAAAAGTCCAAGGTGTTATTGAGTATCTTCAACAAATCGGTGTAGTACTTCCCGAACCTGAAGGTGTGGTTGAAGAAGTGTCTGAGATTGCTTGACAAAAACTAAATAATAACTTATTATGAGAAATCCCTAACATTAGGGATAATATTATGAGATTTTGAGTGCGACTTAGAGCCGTGGGTAATGCCCCCCGAGAGGGTGTGGAAATTCTCCTTTACCTATACGGATGCTGAATTCTATTAAACTTAATGCTATTACAAACAGTTACATCCCTTTCATTTACTGTGGCATCTGCCTTCAGTTCACCTTTGCTTCTTCCAGTTTATGCTCCATCAGTTCCTGAAATATCAACAGATACTCTAGAACTGACGATTCAAGATTATAAGAAGCAATCGGATACCAAATCTAAACAATTGAATACTACTCAAACAGAGGTCGAAAAAAAGGAAAAGATTTGGAAATGTAAAGGGTGTAATCAACAAGAGTCTTATGCTTTAGAGTATCTTCAAAAGAAGGGAATCAAGGATAAGAACGCACTTGCCACTATTCTTGGAAATATCAAACAGGAATCAAACTTTATTCCTAATATTTGCGAGGGTGGAGCAAGAACTGATTATGAATCTTGTGGTGCTGGTTATGGATTAATTCAATGGACTTCCAGTGACAGATACTATGGTCTCGGAAGAGTTGCTCGTAGTATTGGAACAAGTCCATCTTCAATTGAGGGACAACTTCAATTTATGATGTCTGAACCACAATGGAAACAGATTGAATATCAAATGAAAACTCCCGGTAGGAGTATTGATGGATATATGAACCTTGCATATCGTTGGATTGGTTGGGGCATTCACGGTGCTCGAACCGATTTTGCCTATCGATATTCAAATAAAATGTATCTAGATAGTTGATAAATATGGGAGGTTCATTGCCTCCCTTTTTACATATATAAACACATACCTTATTATATTAAAGGAAATCATGTCAGAAACAGTACAACAACTTCTAAATGCCGTAGAAGCATGGAAAATTGAGGACGAAAAGTTTGTTGCAGGAAATAATGCTGCAGGAACACGTTCTCGTAAAGCACTTCAAGAAATTGCTAAACTTGTAAAAGAACGTCGTAACGAGATCACCGCTGAAAAGACTGCTCGTAAAGAAGCAGCAGCAGGTTGATATATATGGGGAGAATAACACTCCCCTTTATGGAATTTAATTTTCAATTTGGAAAGAAACCAAAAACTATTTTTAGATATGCAATCATTGGAGTAATGTTTACTTCTTTGGTGACCGGAGTATCTCAATGCACTCATATTCCGGAAGAAAGAATTTATGATATAGTGGATCAAGTTCAAAGAAAAATACCTGGAAAACCTTTGAATGACTATATTATCAATGATCCGGTGCTCTTGGATCGTAGAGTGCATCGGGATGTGGACAGAGCAATCAGAGATTATGAACGCTTGACGGGGGACGATGGGAGTGCTATGATAAGGGGACCGAAGTTGGTTGAGAGACCACCAGACGGTAGCAAAGCACAGGAACTACTTGGTGGTGAAATGCGTCTTTGTGCTCCTTGGGTTGACGACTGCCCTAAGGAGTGATGGGATGGGTCAGTTCCCCTAGAGGCGACGGGATCCGGCTTTTAACCGGTTATACAAACACCGTGGGTTCGAGTCCCACCTGACCCATTGACAATCAAATCCACAACTGGTATGATTGTCTTATGGGCACATAGTTAAATGGACATAACCCGATTCTTCTAAAATTGTGTTCCTGGTTCGATTCCAGGTGTGCCTGCTTGGAGTAGTCGTTATGCACATAGCATAGATAGACGCTCCTCCATTCCCCGATAACTCAATTGGTAGAGTGTCGTGCTGTTAACACGAAAGTTGTTGGATCGTACCCAACTCGGGGAGTCTGCCCTATAAGCATTGAGGCGATGCAGCGGTTTTGTAAACCGCAGAGGATGGTTCAATTTCCGTCATAGGGCTTGACATAATACTCGTTATGTCTTATACTTCTATAGTCCGTGTGGAGGAGCACACTTCCCTAAATAGGAAGTGTATGTGCTAAGTAAAATGAGAACTAAAACTGAATTATTAAATGCAGTTGAAGCATCTCAATCAATGGCTGAGGTTGTAAGGAGATTGGGTCTTAATAAAAGTAGCACTACTTATGCTACTTTAAAAAAAGATTTTGCACATCATAATATACAACCTCAATTTAAAAAAAGAAATAGGAACACTATTCCTTATACTTTTGAGGAAATGTTTTGTGAAAATTCTACTTGTGATAGATCAACTCTTAGGAATAGGATTATTAAAGAAGAAATTTTTAAATATGAATGTTCCGAATGTGGTATAATTGATTGGAATAAACAAAAACTTTCTCTTCAATTAGACCATATAAATGGAGTTTCTAATGATAATAGGGTGGAAAATCTAAGATTTCTTTGCCCTAATTGTCATTCTCAAACAAAAACTTGGGGGAATAAAAATAACCCCACTTGAGAGTGATGCCAAAAGTAAGGCAACCCGATAAGGGATACAGTAGAAGGATGCGAAACCTTCCACTCTCACAAAATGCGGTTGTAATTCAGCGGTAGAATGTCTGCCTTCCAAGCAGAACGTCGCTGGTTCGAATCCAGTCAGCCGCTTTCCCCAAACTTTTGGGGAATCTAAATAAACTTCGTATTTGTAAATCTCGATACAATCTTATGATTACTCGTTCAATTCTTGCTGGTGTTGCTGTTATTGCAACCTCTGCTCCTGTACTTGCTGCTCCTGCTACCTATTCGGATCTGCAACCTACCGACTGGGCATATCAGGCAATTCAAAATCTTAACTCACGCTATGGATGTCTTGCTGGTTATCCTAACGGCACTCTTAAGCCTGGTGCTGATGCAACTCGTAATGAAGTATTTGCTCTGACCAATCATTGCTTGGATAACATCACTGCATTCTATACCGAAGCAGATGCTAAGTTGGCTGCTGCTCTTCGGGCACAAATCGGCGCTGTAAGTAACCGTGTAACCAAGTTGGAAGTTGCTGCTGTGACTGCAACTCAACGTCGTGAACTCGGTGTTGGTAACTATGGTGGTATTGCCTTTTCTGGTAATGCTGCTAACTATCCTGGTATTACTGCCAATGCTGCTCGGGTATATGAGTCAGGTATTACTCTTCAAGGTCGTGTAAAGGCACTTGATCTTGGTAACCAGTATGCCGTCTCCGCTCGTCCTTATGTGACCTTGACTTCTACTCCTAACTATGTGAGTGGTGGTGTATTCGGTGGTGGACTTGCTACTCTTGATATTCCCGTTGCCCGTCGTACTCTTGCTGATGGATCCAAAGTATCTACTGCTAACATTTATGTTGGTGCTGGTGGTCAGGTGGGTGGCAATCAGGGTGCTGGTATCGGTGTTGCAGGTGCGGAAGTATCCGTAGCAAAGAACATCGTTCTCTTTGCCGATGCCAAGATTCCTTTCAGCAACACTGGTGCCGAAACCTTTGGATCTGTCAGGGCTGGTAGGGCTACCTACAACTACGGTAGTGGTCAAGGTTACAATGTAACCGGCACTGTCGGACTTGGTTTCAAGTTCTGATTCATAAGTAATTAATTTCCCCCCAAGATATCCTTGAGGGGGATTTTATTTTTAAACTATATGTCACTTATTTCACAACAAGACCGAGAACTTGCTATTGAAGCATTAGATTTCTACCTTTTCAGTAAAGGTAATGATTTCACCGAAACAAAGAGAGCAGAAGTCAATGCTCTTCTTAATTGGGTTAAATTGGAAAAAAACAAGCATGAACATTAAACTTTGGTATTGCAAGTGTTTGAAGCAATGGCGTTGGACATTGACTGATGATTCAGAATCGACCATCAAACAGGAATCTGGACAACAACCAGATTTGAGGACGGCAATGAATGACGTTGCAAATACTGTGGAGTACATGCTAAAATCTAATTAATTAGATTTGGGCGATTAGCGCAGTGGTAGCGCAGTAGATTTACATTCTATTGGTCACTGGTTCAAATCCAGTATCACCCATTAATAAATTTTAAGAATCGCACCATATTTATAAATACATCTATATGTAATCAAAAGTAGCGTTATAATGGTATTACTCAGAAAACCTTCAGAGTATTTTAAAGAAGATGAGAATATATCAGTAGATAATAGTGTCCAAAATTTGACTGAAACCAGTGAAGTAGATGTAAATACTTTTTCTGAGGCATTCAATTCATTTAAAGAAAATATAAGTAAGATTGAAACACTTTCGGAATACTCTGAAACTCTGGATGATTATAAGTTAAATATTGAAAAGGTTAATTTTCTTTCGGAAAAGATTGAAGGTATTGAAACTGAAATCCAAAATTTTCTGACTAGAAAAGATTTAGATATTGCAGTAATGTCTCAACTCTTTGTAGTTGAGCAAAGTATTAAAGATATTCAAAGTAAAGTTAAGAGTATTAATCAACGTACTCTTACTGAGATTCGTTTAGATGCATCGAATCTTACAAAAGTCGTTAATAATTTTATTAATGATGAAGTTCCAAAATATAGGAAATCATTAGTAGAAACTGAAGTAAGATCGAGTAATCTTTGCCGAGAACTTGAGGATACTGTAAATCAGACTGTATCTGATATTAATGAATTTGTTGATAATAAGTATGAGGAAGTATCCGAACTTATTGTTGAAATTAATGAATCAATTGTAAGAAATGAGTCATATTTAAAGTCTAGAAATCAAACTTTAGAAGATCTTCAGGAACATATTTTAACTACATTTAGTGAAATAAATCTTGAAAAGATTGAAAAGAAGAATTATGAATTATCTAAGAAGATAAAGTATATTGAAGAAGTATTTGAAAAATTTGATGAGAATAAGATTCTGAATGAGAATCTTCTTTCTGAACCTCCTTCAACAACTAATCAAGATCCTCTTACACCTTTAGATAAAAATTTCGTCACACTAGATCAACTTCAGGAGCACTATCGATTATTCATTAATCGGATTCAACAGCAACTTGCTAGTATTGGTGGTAGTGGTGAAACAAAATTAAAGTATCTTGATGATATTGTTGGAATTGCGACAAATCCTAGTGTTTATGATGGGAAGTTTCTTAAGTATAAGCATGAAATAAAGGCATTCGAATTTCAAGAAATTGCATTGGATTATGCCAAAGTAGCGGGTATTGCCACATATGCTGGGTATGCTACGACAGCAGGGATATCTACAAATTCAATCTATGCTGGTTATGCTACGACTGCAGGAATAGCAACTTATTCTGTTAATTCTGGTACGTCTACATCAGTTATTGGTGGTATTGCTTCAGTAACTCAACTTTATGTTACTGGAATCACTACATTGGGAGTAGTTACCTCTGGAAATATTTACTCTATTGGGATTGTAACGGCAACGCAATTTTCAACTGGATCAACTGGTATTGGAATTAATACCGATACAATTTCTGGTCCAGAGATTATCTATATTGATCCATCACCAGTAGGTGTTGGAACTACAAGTGGTATTGTTAGAATTAAGGGTGATCTTTATGTAGATGGTACTCAATTTATTGTCAATTCTACAACAATTGAATTGGCAGACTTTAATGTTGGCATTGCATCAACAGTAGGAACAAATTTACTTCTTGATGGTGCTGGTATTGGTATTGGTTCTGCCAATATTCGTAAGACATTTACCTATAATAATTCTGCAAATACCTTAGAATCATCAATTGGTCTTGGTGTTACTAGTGGTGGATCATTTAAAACAGGTACAAGTACGGTATTAACTTCTACAACTCTTGGAAGTACTGTTGTTAATTCTTCATTAACTTCTGTTGGAACACTTAGTAAGTTAGATGTTGGGAATGTAAATTCTACTGGAATTATTACTGCAAATACATTTGTTGGAAATGTTGGTTATTCCCAAACAGCGGGTATTGCAACTTATGCCACAAAGTCTGGAGTTTCTACTGATGTCATAGGCGGTATTGCATCAGTCACCTCACTTTTTGTGGGTACAACTGGTATTAGCACACTAGGTACTGTTAAGATTTCTTCTGGTATCATAACTTCTACTACTGGAACTGCTGTTACTTTCTTTGGTACTTTTGTAGGAACTGCATCAACGGCTTCGTTTGCTACAACAGCATTTACACTCAATAATAGAACAGAAAGTCAATTTAATGTTTCTTTTGCACAAACTGCTGGAATATCAACTTTCGCACAAAAGTCTGGAGTTTCTACTGATGTTATTGGTGGTATTGCATCAGTAACCTCACTTTTTGTAAACACATCCGGTATTAGTACATTAGGAACGGTTAAGATTTCTTCTGGTATCATAACTTCTACTACTGGAACTGCTGTTACTTTCTTTGGTACTTTTGTAGGAACAGCATCGACGGCAGGATTTGCTCAGACTGCTTTTAAATTGGATGGATTTGATCCAACAAATTTAAATGTTTCTTTTGCTTCTACTGCAGGTATAGCAACCTTTGCACAAAAGTCTGGAGTTTCTACTGATGTCATAGGCGGTATTGCATCAGTCACTTCTCTTTTTGTAAACACAACAGGAATTTCTACTTTAGGAACAGTTGTAATTTCTGCTGGAATTATAACTGCAACTTCTGGTGGTATTGTAACTTATTTTGGGGACGGATCTAAACTTTCAAATACTGGTGCTTCCATCTCTACAAATACCACTAATCAAGCACAATTTATTACTTATGTAACCGGAACTGGTTCTACAAGTGGATTTGGTGTAACTACTACTGGTCTTGTATTTAATCCATCATCAAATTCTTTGGGAATTGGGACTACAAATCCAACATCAAAACTTACAGTTCAAGGTAATATATCAGTCTCTGGATTTTCGACTTTTAGTGGTGATGTATTTGTAACGGGAATTATAACTGCAACTGATTATAACTCAGCATCTGATATCAGACTTAAAGAAAATATTCAAAAAATTGACAATCCAATTGATAAGATTATTCGAATTGAAGGTGTTACCTTTGATTGGAAATCTAATAATAAATCTTCAATGGGAGTAATAGCACAAAACATTGAAAAAGTTCTTCCTCAATTAGTATATGGTGAAGATAGTAAGACAGTTAATTATAACGGTATTATTGGATTGTTGATTGAGTGTGTAAAAACTCAACAGGAACAGATTGATAATTTGAATAGAAGACTTGATGATCTGTCTAAATAAATTATATTACCCAGTGGAAACACGAAGACGGTAGATGGCAATTAAAATTAAAGGTTCTTCTATCATTGATGATGATAGGAAGATCATCAATGCTGGTATTTCAACAATTAGTGGTGTAACCATTAATAGTGGAATTATTACGTCTTCGGATCAGGCGGGAATAGTTACATACTATGGAGATGCGTCTAATCTCTCCAAAAACTTCCCATTAGTAAGAAATGTTTTATATGTCTCAAAAAACGGAAACGACGGAAACCCAGGAACAAGACTCTCAGAACCAAAAGCAACAGTCAGATCAGCACTTGCGGGAGCAACAGCAGGAACAGTTATTAAAGTTAGTGCTGGGACTTATATAGAAAATAATCCTTTAACTATTCCAACTCAAGTTTCTGTTATTGGTGATAGTCTAAGAGAGGTTTCAATTCAACCTTTAAATCCCGATAAGGATCTTTTTTATGTTTCTAGTGGAAATTATATTGCCGAAATGTCCTTTACTGGATCAATGAATTCTGGTAAAGCAATTTTTACCTTTAATCCAAATCAAGTTAATTATTTTAATCAATCTCCATATATTCAGAACTGTACAAATTTTATTCCAAATAGTACTGGATTAAATATTGACGGTAAATATGCTATCGGACCATTAAAATCTATGGTTCTTGATTCCTATACACAATATAATCAGGGTGGTATTGGAGTTTCTATTACAAATGAGGGATACGCTCAGTTAGTATCACTCTTTACAATTTGCGATGATATTGCAGTATATTGTGGATCTGGTGGAGCATGTGATTTAACAAACTCCAACTCATCATTTGGTAATTATGGACTAGTTGCTGATGGTGTGAGTTCTAGAAAATATACAGGAATAATCACTCAAGCGGCTCCGGAGAATTCTGATACTTTCGTGTTGGATTTGAGTACTCCAACTTTAGTTATTACGACTGCTTCTTATGATAATACAACTGGAATTTTAACTGCATTTACTTCAACTCCCCATAAGTTTTCTGTGGGAATGGGAGTAAGTATTGCAGATCTTCAATTCACTTGTCCGTTTGAACCTGGAATCCGAACTTATCCAAGAAGTGCTGAACTTGGTGGAAATGGGTATGTCTTTGAGGCAAAAACTGTTGCACCTGGAAGATATGTTGATTCTTATAATCTAATTCAAGCAAATCGTCAAGAAATTATTGATACTTCATTTGCAGAAATTGCTATTCAATATCCAACATTTACAAATCCAAATTCTGATAAGTGTAAGAGAGATCTTGGATATATTGTTGATGCAGTTTCTACTGATGTTAGAGATTTTACTAGTCAAAATATAATATCAGCAACAAAATCATATTTTGATCCTACAACAAATATATTACTTACAAATGGATTGCAGGGAGAAGTTCCACAAACAATAACTGCATTTCATAAAGCAAGGGACACAATGAAACTTGCGATTACAAATAATTTGACAATCAAGGATCTTACAGTTGTGGCAGATCCAAATACTGGAGTTAATACTGATCCGGCATCTTGTGCAGATGTTCGATCTTTTATTGATAATCTTGTTGGTATCATTACAACTAGAATCAATACTGGAAATTTAAATACGTTACCTCTCCCATCAGTTTCGATGGCAAGTACTGTATTCACAATGAATGTTGGTGTTGCAACTCAACCACATACTTATTTTTCTGGTGGAAACGCAAAAATAAATGTATCACGACCTTTTGATGGTCAGGTTGTTTATTTTAGTGATTTATACTATACGGCAAATAAAATTCGTGTAAGTGCTGGTGGAACTGGATATACTTCAACTCCCACAGTTACTATTAGTTCACCACCAACTTCTTGGGGAGTTCCTGCGACTGCTGTTGCTGAAATTTCAAACGGAAGTGTATCTGCAATCAATATCATTTCAAATGGTCGTGGATATGCAACTGCACCAGCAATTACGATTAGTTCTCCCAATGTAGGAATAAATACAGCAAAGGCAACGATTGAATTAGTTCCTACTTATTATTCAATATTAAGTTCTACACCAGTTTCTTCTGGAATTTGTACAATTAAAATTGGTGAAAATGTACCTTATGCTATTGGTGTTGGCACGGCAGTCCCATTTTTTAAACAAAGTAGAGTTCTAGCATCTGGTCATTCTCTAGAATATATTGGTTCTGGGACTGAGATTGCAAAAGCACTTCCTGCTCAGGGAGGTGTCACAATTCAAGATAATGAGATTGATGCTCGTAATGGTGGTCTAGTTGTATTTACAAGTACTGATCAATCGGGTAATTTTAGAATTGGTGATGGTGTTGTAATTAATCAACAAACCGGAACTATATCTGGTACTTTTTATTCTAAGAGTTTATTTTCGGCAATGACACCATATATTCTAGCACTTGGAGGAGAATAAAGAAAATGGCATTAGCACTTAACGTATTTAAAACAGTTACAAAAATAGCACCCATAAGTCCTGTTGGAATTTATACTGCTCCAATTGGATATACTGGAGTTGTTCTTTTGGCACAATGTGCTAATATTGGAAATAATACTCAGACAGTTTCTTTTTCTCATCAAAGAACAATATCTGGAATTGCAGTAACCACTGAGATTTTAAAAGATTTTCCAATTTCTGCTAGTGATACTGCCAATTTACTTTCAGGAAAACTTGTTCTTGAAACTGGAGATGTTTTAGTTCTTTCTGCAAGTAATGGAACTGATGTTAAATTTCTTGGAAGCGTTTTAGAGACACTGAACTAAAATGGCAAAATATACTAGCGGCAGGCAAAAAAATCTAAAGGTAGGATTAACATCCTATAGTGAGAATAAAACTTCACTGGAAGTAGTGGGTAAGGTTGGTATTGGAACTACAAATGCAACTTCTAGTTTACATGTTGTTGGAAATCAGTTTGTAACTGGTATTATTACTGCTTCTAGTTTTAGTGGCACTGCAACAACTTCTATTACTGCTGGATCTGCCAAAACCGCAACTGATGTTATTGGTGGTATTGCATCAGTAACCTCACTTTTTGTGGATACAACTGGTATTAGTACACTAGGTACTGTTAAGATTTCTTCTGGTATTATAACTTCTACTAATCCAGGTTTTTCTACCGTTACTTATTTTGGAAACTTAACAGGAACAGCATCAACTGCATCCTTTGCTGCAACTGCATTTAAGTTGGAAGGATTTGCTCCATCTACAGGTTCAGTTGGATTCGCCACAACGGCAACTAATGTTATTGGTGGTATTGCATCAGTCACTTCACTTAGTGTTTCTGGAGTTTCTACTGTTGGTGTATTAACTGCAACAAGAATCGGTATAGGAACGACTAATCCAACATCAGAACTTGTTGTTGTTGGTGATGCCCTTATATCTGGAGTTACTACACTAGGTACAATTAAAATTTCTTCTGGAATTATAACTTCCACTACTGGTACTGCTGTTACTTATTTTGGAGATCTAAAAGGTAATTCTGATACTACAACTAAATTAAAAAATGCAGTACTTATTGGTGGAGTATCATTTGATGGATCGTCAAACATAAGTCTTAAAGGCGTTAATACTAAGGGTGATCAAGATACTGACGGAACTTCTGCTAGTGCTGGCAATTTAACTCTTGGTAGTCCTAATCAAATTTATTTTCGTGATACTGCCGGAAACAATGTTACGACATCAAATAATTTAACTTTTGATGGCAATAATTTAAAGGTTAGTGGTATTACTACCGTTGGTGGTGTTGGTCTGGGAAATACTGGAATAAAAATAGATGGCACTACGGGAATTATATCATCATCAAATCCTGGCGTTACTACTGTTACTTTCTATGGAAATTTGATTGGTACTGCACAAGTCGATGTTCAGAACGTAACAAATACGAGTAATGTTATAGGTGGTATTGCATCAGTCACTTCACTTAGTGTTTCTGGTTCTTCTACTGTTGGAGTATTAACTGCAACAAGGATTGGTATTGGAACAACCAATCCAACATCAGAACTTTGGGTAGATGGGAATGTATTTTTTACTGGAATTAGTACACTAGGTAGTATTAAGATTTCTTCTGGTATTATAACTTCCACTAATCCAGGTGTTTCTACAGTTCTTTTTGTCGGTAACTTAACCGGAACTGCTTCAACGGCTTCATTTGCTACCACTGCATTTACGCTGAATAATAGAACTGAAAGTCAATTTAATGTTGCTTTTGCTTCTACTGCAGGAATAGCAACCTTTGCCACTAAATCTGGAGTTGCTACTGATGTTATAGGTGGTATTGCATCAGTTACTTCTCTTTTTGTAGATGCAACAGGTATTACCACACTAGGAACGGTTAAGATTTCCTCTGGAATTATCACTTCTACTACTGGAACTGCAGTTACTTTCTTTGGTACTTTTGTAGGAACAGCATCTTCGGCAGGATTTGCTCAGACTGCTTTTAATTTAGATTCTAGTGCTTCTGCAAATATTAGAGTTGGTTTTGCCACAACAGCAACTAATGTTATCGGTGGTATTGCATCAGTCACTTCACTTAGTGTTTCTGGATTTTCTACTGTTGGAGTATTAACTGCAACAAGGATTGGTATTGGAACAACTAATCCAACAGCAGAACTTTTTGTTATTGGTAATTCCAGTATCTCTGGAATAATTACAGTTGGTGTAGGATCTACTGGAGTAGTAATTAATGGTATTTCTGGCATCATAACTTCTATTGGTATTACTACGGTTACTTACTTTGGTAATTTAACTGGTACTGCTTCAACAGCATCCTTTGCTACAACGGCATTTAATTTAAATGCATCTTCTGCAAGTAATCTTAGTGTTGGTTTTGCCACAACAGCAACTAATGTTATTGGTGGTATTGCATCAGTCACTTCACTTAGTGTTTCTGGATTTTCTACTGTTGGAGTATTAACTGCAACAAGGATTGGTATAGGAACGACCAATCCAACAGCAGAACTTCTTGTTATTGGTAATTCTAGAATCTCTGGAATAGTTACAGTTGGTTTGGGATCTACTGGAGTAGTAATTAATGGTATTTCTGGTATTATAACTTCTTCTAATCCTGGTGTTACCACTGTTACTTATTTTGGTGATGGTTCCAATTTGACGGGAATAAAGGGTGTTAGTGTAGAGTCTCAGGCACAAGTAACGCAACCAGTATTTCCAACACTGGCGGTTAATTCTGGAGTAAATTCTATTGGCATTGCTACCACAGGATCTACTGCATTATCTTTTAATCCTTCTACCGGTTCTTTGGGAATTGGAACAACAAATCCAACCTCTAA